CTGCCAATTTGTTAATTTCACCAATTTCTTTAAAAGTCAAAGGTTTTACTTTAACAGTTGCGTTTGATTTTGGTAATTTGATTGTAAAACTACCATCTTCATTTGGTTCTTGTGACGGTTTTCTAAAATCCAACTCGTCCAACAAAATTTCAGTTGAAAACCTTTTTCCCGTCTCAGGGTCATTAGTTGAAATTTTATACTCGGGACCAAATGATGTATTTCTTAAAAATATCAAAATGGCTTCAATATCACCATTTAACATTTCATCAGGTTTTAAATCTGGTTCATATAACTTGGAACGTACCAATGTCATAACCAAATCATCAGGGTTAACCGACATAATTACATTCTCATCGGCAGCTGTTAAATAACCTACCTTAACAGATTTTTTCTTTGATTTATAAAACTTACCTTCTGAAGGTAGTTTTACCACATCGTGTGGTAAGTTAAAATCTTGTTGACCATACTTTAATACATTTTCATCCATAAAAAAAAACACAGGGATTAGACCCTGTGTTAAATATACCGTATTAAATTAATTTATCAATATAAAATAAAATACAAAATTAGTAAACCAAGATACAACGGTCCATTTGCATTGTAACGTCTAATCCAGCTAATTTGTCATCACTATATGATACGTTATCCCAAGCGGATTTTGTAATCATACATCCCTCAAGAATCCATTTTTCCACAACAACACCTGTTGGGTCCAACATCTCAAGGTCAACATTCTTTTTATAACCCGCAGCGTATCCCATACGACCTGTAACTGATTCAGCGTGTAAACGAACCCACTCCATAAGAGCTTGTGTTGCTGATGGACCAATTGGGTCACGGAATTTAACTGAGATTGGATTCCATTTGAATCTACCTGCTACAAATGTAGAAGTGTTCAAAAATTGTATCTCAACAGGGTTAATGTCAATACTTGGTCTTCCTGATGATTCTACGAACCATTCATTAATACCTAAACTTGTGTCAAACCTTAGTATAAATCGGTTCGCTCTTTTTGGTTCGTAAGGAACCGGCATTTTCATTAATAAATCAGCCATGGTATATTCTTTTTAGTTTTTTGTTTTAGTTTATTTATCTATAAATACATGTTGTTTGAAAATTTTTGTATTTACTTTAATTTTTTAAAAATTATCATCGTTTAGTATCTAGTTTTAGCTCCTTTACCAGTATAGTAATTCTTTAACATTGGTTCATCTTCAAAACTAGACTTCATTACTTCTACATTCTTTAAATCATCATCTGAAAAGCCAATACTAGGAACAAATTTATTTTTTACATCATTTTTAAGATATAATTTTTTACCTAAATCTTTGGCTTGGGATTTAACATAAGAAATAAATTCTCTCATTGCGTCCACTTTTAATTGTTCGGGGTTCGCGGCTCCTGTTGAATCTAAAAAACTAACGGGATAATATTTGTTCATGTCAAGATAGTCTTTAATTAATTCCATATCTGACTTGTCCTCCATACCTGAAATGTCCCTGTATTTTCTAAGATTCTTTAATAATAAGTCTTTATTAATACCCTGATGGTCGGACACAATTAAATTATAAATTGCGTCTTTAATAGTGTCGGGGTTATGACCACGAGCTGTAATGATAGAAAAAATTGACCCGTTATTAATTGCTTCAACAAAATCAGACCAAGCAGGACCTGTTTTTGCTTTCATTGCATCAATCTTAAATTGTTTGTCACCACCTTCTCTAAAATTTCTATAAGGTTGGTCAGCATATCCAACAATTTTGTTTCCTTTGTAATCAAATTCTTCTTTACCTATTTGATGTCTATGTTCAGCAAAATCTTCTGTGGACATTGGTACTTCATTATTATTTTCATCTTTTAAGATGATTTTTGTTGGCATGTACATTAAGTTGTCATCCCAATCAAATGCGTAATACTTTAAGTCTGGCGTACCAGCATCATCAAAACCTTCACGTAATGATGATACTGGATTATTTTTTTTGTTTTTCAACATAAATTATTAAATGTTTTCAAACGAAGCTCCTGTTGGAGTAATTAAGAATTCAATGTCAATGAATTCCAACGCTTTTGTTGGTTTTAAGTAAATTTTACCTGTCATAGTATTTCTATCTAAATCTTCAGGTGAGTTACTTACAGTAACACGGAAATCATATAAACCTCTGTCTCTTCTGATAGCATCCAAGATAGGGTTAACTGAATCCAAGAAATCTTGTCTTACTTTAGCGTCGTTTTGTTCAAACAACAATCTTACAGCCACCGCTGAAATCAACTTACGAGCTTGTAATAACAATCTTCTTACATTGATTCTGTTTAATGCTGAATCTGCAATTTGAAGAGTTTTGTTACCCCAAATTACTGTTCCAACATCAGAGAATGTTGCAATAGGGTTAATTCTACCTTGATACAAAGTATCTCTATCTTCTTGTGTAAGTTTCTTACGAGCTTTAATAGCATTTACCAAACCTCTTGTGTAACCCGCAGTTGCGAACCAAGGGAATGATACGTTATCAGTCAAAGCTAAGTTTCTACAAACTTCATTTGTTGGTGGTAAGTAGATTTGTGTATTATTAACTGTATCTCTAACCAAAATCCAAGGGTAGTAAGTTGCGGTATAGTTAGAATCAATACCTGTGTTAGCCAAATTATCAACCGCTTCTGTTGGGTAAATAAAGTTTCCTGTATTTGTTGGAATATATACGTTACAATCAGGTGTAGTACAAATGTAGATTGAATCCGCTCTATTGTAAGTAACCATTGAAATTGAATCCTCAACTAAGTTTGAGTTATTAACGTAATCAATACCAGGTGTTGCAAATACATTTATGTTTACCGCTTCAGGGTTATTAAATGTATAGATACCTAACAAGTATGCGTAGTAATCAGTATTTGCGAAATCAGTAAAGTTACCAATATTGATTGGTTTAAAAGCTCCCCAACCTGTTGCGTTTGGATATCTTGTTGTTGGACATGCACCTTTTTGGTAACCTTGTCCCCCCAACATAAATTCATCTTTATTTGTTCTATGTTCACAATAAATGTCCCAACCATCAAAACCATTTTGTACTAAGAAAGAGAATTTTCTTGCTTGTATTTGATAGTAAGGATTTGCTGGTGTGTCGGGGTCACTTTGGAAAGAAGCATCTCCACAGAAGAAAGCTGGTGTTCCCATAGTAGGACCATATGCGATTGTTACAACAGTAGCACCTGAATCCATGTGGAAACCTCTTGTTATATAATCCCAAGGTAATCCCTCACTTGATTCGTCACAATATTGTGAAGCCGCTTGTCTACCTTTATATTCATAAAATGCTGGGTCATAACCAATTTGAGAAGAAATACCCAAATATGTTGTTCTTACTCTATCACCAGCACTAACTACAGGATTATCAAGACCTGCTGTAGTTCCAAATGGTGGGTTATAAATAACCTGTCCAGGGAAATTATATTCTGTTTTATAGATTGGGAACGGAGGTGTTGCTGAGTCATATTCTCTAATAACGTAACCTTCAAATCCACAAGGAACAGAATCAATATGTGCATCAGGGTTAACTTCTAACATGATGTATTTTGAATTCAATGCGTATTCACCATCACTTGTTCCAATTTTAACAGCCACATAACTATTTGAACCTGGATTCATTGTACAATTTGTGAATTTTTCTAAGATTACTGGATTTGAGTCAGTATCATAAAAACTACGAACCGCTAAATCAAAACTTAAATTAGCAAATGATATATTAGAAATTGAAACTTTAATTTGTGTATTTGCACTATCTCCGTCAGCAACTGCGTAAATTTTAAATAACTTGTCAACAGTACTACCAAATAATTGAGATACTACATAAGGGGATTCTGGTGATTGATATTTTTGTAAATAGTTTGCAATTGTTCCTGATGGGTTTGTATATCTAACACCAGGTAATGCCACTAAATTAGAGTTAATACCTCTGATGTAACCTTTATTGTATGCGTAATTTAATAAATTTGGGAACGCTTCTTCAACAAATAAAGGTACATCCGTTCTAAGTTTACCAAAGTTGGTAACACCAAACGCTTTTGTGATATAATTTGAATCTGTTGTACTTAAAGATGTTGCGAATGAGAATGTATCACCATCTTTAGTTACACCAGAAATTGCAAATTCATTAAATGGGTTTTGAGAAATTGATGCGTAAGTTCCTGAGTTATCAATAATCACAGAAGTTAAACCAGTAACAGTATAAGATGGTCCCGTACTTCCAGCACCATAAGTAGCAATACCTCTTGAACGGAAAGTAGCCGCCACTAAATTGTTATAATCTGTGTATGCAGTTCCTGTGTAGTTATAAAGTGTTCCTGAAACAGTACCCGAATAAACTCCTGAACCAAGATTAACCATTTTAGATATTACATTATAGAATGAATATCCTGTATAAGCATTTCCTGAAGAAATATCAAAGTTAGCGTAATACCAAGTATCATTATTACCTGAAGTGAAATCAGCATCTGATGTTGTTACACCTGATACACCATATACGTTAGTTGCTGCAGTATATGCCGATAAACTTGGTGATGCTCCTGATGGGATAGTACCAAAGTAATCAATTGTAAAACCTGAACCTACACCACCAGCATTTATAATTGGTGATATTTGTGAGTTAAGGTTATCTTGAATAGTTGATATACTACCATTAAATTGTGTATAATCTGTGTTAAGAGCATTTTCAATAATTGCTGGAAATGAAGTTGTAAAGTCTATACTGGTAGAACCAGTAGAACCTGTCCAATTAACAGAGTATACCGTTGAACTTCCATTCAATCCAACAGTTGTTGTATCAACGTTGGCAATTGTAGTTATTGACCATGACGGTCCTGCATCATACCCCGACAATCCCAATACTCTTGTTACGAATAATTGGTTAGACTGTTGTAGGTAGGATTTGGCGATGTACGCCAATTCATATTTAGGAATTTGTGTGTTTACAAATTTTTCTGGGACTGTACCCCCGAAATAAGACTCAAAGTCTGAGTAGTTTGTGATGAAAATGGGTTCAAAAGCCGGACCCATTAATGTCTCACCAACAAGACCAAGTGTGGTTACCCCAACACTTTGTGCTACAAAACTAAGGTCTCTTTCAGATGTGTATACACCGGGAGAAACGAAAACTTTATTTGATACTGCCATTTTTCTTTATGTTCAATTGTTTTATTTATGTATAAATATTATGAAATTTAAGAAAAACTTTACTTTGGAGTATCTATTTATAATATGGGCAGAATATTTTCTGCCTTTATTCTACCTATGGAAAAGAAAATAAAGAATTTGAAGATATCAGTAGAGGCACACGACATTTTGAAGAAATACTGTGATAAACACGGTATTAAGATGTACAAGTTTTTGGAAAATTTAATTAAAGAAAAATGTCAAATTAAAAAGGACATTTACGGGGAATCATAACAACTTGATTCCGTATTGTAAGATGGCTTCATCACCAACAGTTTTTTTAACAACTTCAAATCTTAAAATATCATTTGTGTTAACCTGAATTAATGTAACATCGGTACCATAAAAATCATTATTAATATAGACATCATAACTATCAATATTGATTTGTCCTTGTGTTATAAAATCACCTGTATAATCCACATTTAATTGTTTTGTTGTTGCGTTGGCGGGTATTGTAACTGACAACTGAAATGTGTCTTTATTTTCAGGAAACTTTTTTCTTTTTGGTAATGTGGTTTGTGCGTTAATTTCCGTGTAATTCATAACTCTTGAAACCGCAGGTGCAACTTCAAACTCATTTTCATCCATTAAAAATCCTAACATTGTGAATTCATAGTTTTGAATGTAAAATCTTCTTTTTTCTAATTCAACCACCGACTCATCAGAAATGTTACCCATTATAATTGGAATATAATGTCCGTTAATTTTTCTGTAGGCTTGTCTTGATGCAAAAGTTTGAATTACATTTTTGTTAAACTCATTCAACTCTCTCATTCTATTACAAACAATTTTAACATTATAAGTAATATCAACGGGAACAGGTTGTGGAATCTTATAAATGTCCAAACCCTTAATGTTTCCATTCCAAGATGGAACGGCTGCGTAAAAATATTCTTTTCTATTTGGAATATTATACATAATCGCAGGATTGCTCCCGTATTTAACTTCAGGTTGACGAACAACTGTAATAAACGGAGGTTCGGGGTTATCGTTTAAATCTGAAAAATTCCAAGTTTGTGTAAACTGAGACCAGTTCTGAGTTGTGATAATAATATCAATCATTGGTATTATACTACCAGCAACAATTGTTTTTAAATCTTCTTTTACAAAATCTAAAAACCCCCTATCTAAGTCGGGGTGCATTAATGACTTTGGTAAATAAGTTCCGTCTTCTTTAATATATTGAAGAAGTTCTTCTCTACGCTGAAGAAGTATTTTTTCAGGCTTAAGATTGATGGTAGGTATAACCTGTTGTTTTCTTGGTAATCCCATTATAGTCCCATAAATTCATTTGCACTTACAGGTGCCGCCACGTATGAAACATAGAATGGTTTATATCCACCGTAAGTATGTTTATTGTCATAATTTGGTGTTCCCGCATTTACAACAGAATAATATCTAACATCCGCTTCAGAAACCCAATACCCAATGTAATCACCCAAGTTAATGTTAACTTGTAAGTCAATTAAATCTTGTGTGTAAATACTAAACTTCATATTACCAGGTTCATTTTGAATAACTTTTGAATTACCCAAGAATTTGTTATCAGGTTGTAAAATCTGAACATAAGCATTGATTGATACAGGTGGGAAAAATTGAATACCATTTTTTTCAACCTCACCATAAACATCATCATTAACGGTTTTGGTTCTATCAACACTATATAATACAATCTTAAAATTCATATCACCGTCCAACCATTCACGACCCATAGATACGTCAAGTGAAAAATCTTCACCACCAAAAAATTTACCTAATCTTGTAATTGGAACTAACTGTTGTGCCATACTTGATAAATATACTGAAATTGATTATCTTTTGTTAGATTGGAAAATACTGAAAACACATATAATGTCTCTGTGTTAGAAAGAAAGGCTCTTGATTTATTAGAGACGTATCAGGGTGCCAATAATTATATCATACGTTTAAGACAAAAACAGATTGATAACAAAAAGTTTTATCCAACTCGTGCTCAAGCAGAGTACATTATAAATTATCACGAAACATCACCAAAAGTTGCGAAGAAATGGGTGGAACTTGATTCTTATTTTGCTCAAAAAATTGCCAATGATAAATTACTTTCATCTGTACCAACAAAAGTATATGTTGAAAAACTTTTGGTTGAAAAAGATACCGCCTACCATATTTGGGGAAAATATTTTGAATCAGAACAAGTCTATGACTTTTGGATTCCAAAGGTTGCCCTAATAAAAGACAACAAAGTTAAAGACGTGGTGATTGATTATGAAAAATATTCACATCGTCCACCACTTGAACACCAAAAAGAAGCCATTAAATCTTTGGTTGAGAATAAAAAGTTTATTCTTGCCGATGATATGGGTTTGGGTAAGACAACATCAACCATTATTGCCGCTTTAGAAACAGGG